TATTATATAATATATAATATAATATTATATATAATACTATAATATATAATATTTATATTATATATTATAGTATTTATATATAATATTGTATATTATTAATATATTATTATAATCTAGTATTAATATAACAATACAAAAATAATAATTTATTTTGATAAATACAAACAAATAATTATTTTTGTTGACAACTAATAACACTAACAATTGACAAAGTATGTCACTATGAATTTTATTATAGACGATAATAAAAGAGAATTAAAGATTATTGATAAAGATAATCTTATATATGAAGATAAAGATAGTATTGCTACTATTAAAGTTAATAATTTTAATGGTTATAATAGTTATGATAAAGTTACTAAAATTATAGCTATTCTTAATAATTTAGACGATACTGAATTTATAATTTATAAATATATTCTATATAATATTATAAAAAATAATGATACTTATGATTGTACTGATATTATTAAATTTAATTCTCATACTATTTTAGATATATCTGAACAATACCATATTAGTAATAGAACTATTTATAGAGCAATTGCTAGTTTAGTAGTTAAAGGTATTATTAGATATAATAAAAATAATGATAAAATAATTAATGGAGAATATATTCTTAATAAAGAATACGATACTACTAAATATTTTTATAAAGATAAAATTAATTTTATAACAATAGATTTAGTTTAATTTAAAAAAACAATAAATTATGTATCTTTTAAAAGCTGAAAATGCCACTTATGGTATTAATTTTTTTACTAATATAGATGAAATAACTCCTGAAATATTGGAACGTCTTACTAGTAAAATTAATCTTTCTGAATATTATACCGTATTGTGTAATGTTTATAAAACTACTCTATTTAATCTTGCAGCTGAAATAGGAGGTAATAAGTCTAAAACTTCTACAATGTCTATTATTCCAATAATAGCTAAAACTACTAGTGATAAATTTAATATTGGAGATAGACCTATTATTGCGCCAACTAGTATAGAACGAGGTTATCAAGTATTTATTCCTACAGCTGCATCTATGAGTTCTGTTATAGGTTATCTTAAAAAGTTTAATGACCTTAGAGTACAACTGTTTCAAAAGAAATATACAGGTAATATATTATATAATACTTCTGTACCATCCCCCGTAGATGGAATAACTGATAAAGAAGTTATTGCAGATAATAACAGCTCTATATATATTCTTGATTTTAAAATTGTAGCTAATTCTGATATTGTTGGTACAATTCCAACTAATAATACTATTAATGATCCTTGTATCTATCAAAAGCTAAATTAAAGCTAATATGTATATCATCCCCTTTACGGGGGAACTAATAAAGATCTAAATAGATGAAGAAAGATGATACTGTAGAATATAATGAAGATTTTATTGATTATATTGATAACAAGCATAATCTAATAATCAAAGACATTAATGATATTATAAATGCTCTTGATTCTGATGAAGAAGAAAAACTAATTATTAGAAGCGCTATATTAAATCTAGAAGAAAGAGCTAGTAAAGGTATTAGTAATGGAGATATAGTTAGTATTCCTAGTATCGGTATTTGTAGAAAGAAACTAGAAAGTGAAGAATTACGTAAGTATAATAAAGAACTTCGTGAAGCTAAGAAAGTATTGAATAAAGAAGAATATAAGGATTATGCTAGAAACATTTATAGAAATATTAGGAATAAAATAGCTAAAAGAGATTTTAAAAATAAAGTTCTTAATAAGCATAAAGCTTTATATAGAAATACTTATTTAAAATATGCTATGCAATATGGTAAAGCTTATGCTGATTTATGGATTCAATCGTTACTTTGGTTTAAGATTGTAGATTATGATCAAGCTGTACAAGACCAGTATGATAGACTTAATGGACGTTATGAAGAATGACATTCCATTATTTAAAAGTAATTATAATAAATTTATTTATACTTATAATAAAATATACAGAGATGAATAATTTTAATATATCTAAACTTCTTACTATTGATAATACTGGATTTCCTAAACCTCCTGATATTAAACAAATTCAAGATAAAGATGTAATGCTTCTATATACTAGAGATAGAACTCCTGATAAAATGCAATATATTAGAGAAGCAGGAGTTATATATTATCTAGCAGATCCTCATAGTCCAGCTAAGCAACAAGGGCTTTCTTATAGTGAAGCATTAAAAATGGCTATAGAAAATTATAATCTTCCTAAAGATTATAGACCTGATAGTTTAGTTAAAAGACTTATTGATAAATATTATTATAGTTGTATAGGAGAAGCAGGTATAGCTTTAGAAGCTCTTCAAAAATCTATTCATTTAATATCTTTAGCGGCAGTTAGAGTTAATGAATTTCTTAATAACAAATTATCTGGAGATCTTTCTAATGAAGATATAAGCCAATTGCTAGATAATATAAATAGTGTAACTAAACAAATTCAAAGTATTCCATCTTTAACTATGGCTCTTAAACAAGCGTATGAAAATGTTCGAGATGAAAAAGAACAACAAATAGGACGTGGAGGACAAGAGATAATTAGTTCTATGAATGCAGACGAAGAATAAATAATAATTATGGGACTTTCACTTAGAGATACTAGATATACTGATATTCGTCTTACTTTTGACGAAGTTCCGCATAAATATACTGATAATCTCGGTAGAAAATATCTAAGTGTAACTACTCTACTTAACACATACCACGTACCTTTCGATAAAAAATATTGGCTTAGAAAAAAATCACAAGAACTTCATATTAGTGAAAAGAAACTGGAAAAACAATGGGATACTATTAAAGATGAAGCTTGTGAAAGAGGAACTAAAACACATAATGGTCTTGAAGATAGTATTAACTTAGCTTCTAAATTTAAACAAGCTGTTAAATATCTAAAGAATACTGACGGTTCAATGATTACTGTAGCAGATCTTCCTAATATTAATATGAACATTAAAGAATTAGATATTAAAGAATTTATTGATGCTACAGAAAATAAATATCCTGAAATATATAAAGTTTTTAATTATTATACTGAAAGAGATTATAAGATATATTCTGAGATTGGAATGTTTTTATTAGATGTATTAATAAGCGGATGTATAGACGTTCTTTGTGTAAGAGATGATAAATTTGTTATAGGTGATTGGAAAACTAATAGAGGAGGACTTAAATTTGAGGCAGGATATTATAAAAAAGATAAAAGTACAAAACCTGCACAAACTACTAATAATTGGATTAATACTCCAAATAGAACTTTACAACCTCCTTTAAATCATCTTCCAGATTGTAACGGAAGTATATATAACATGCAACTTTCTTTATACGCTTTTGGTGTTGAAACTATTCTAGGCATACCTTGTGCTGGACTTTGGCTTTGTCATATAGATTCTGATTTTATTCTTAATGATTACGGAATGCCTAAAAGATTTCCTGACGGATTATATCATATTAAAAAGAACCCTATTGAGAAATGTACTATGTTTAAAATGCAGTATAAAAAGAAAGAAGTTATGAACATTTTAAATGATAGACTTAGTTTATTAAAAGCTAAACAAGTTAGTGAACAACCAACATTATTTTAAACATGATGAAAAAGACATATGTTGCTGGAGCTATAGCGTGGGGAATATTAGTTTTAGTTTGTATAGTTGCAGCATGTTGCGAAAGTGTAAAACATAAATATACTAATAATAAAATTTCTTATACTAAAGAAAATTGTATCGATAGCATTAAACAATATACTATAGATTCTATTACTAATATTTATACTGTAAAAATCGAACAATTAACTAATACTATAGATAGTATTAAAAATATTCCAGTTAAAGTTGATACAGTTTATATAGAAGATAATGAAGCTTTATTGGAAGCTAATTATAAATTAGAGAGAATTAGATATTATAATAATATAGCTGGAAAGAAAAATAATATTAAATTTCTTAGAGGATGGATAAATAGAGTATTAGATAAATAATAAATAATATGGAAAAGAATATAATATTTAAAAGTAAATTTAATGGTAAAAAATATAGGATAGTAACTTATATTTTTTATAATTATTTTGATGAGCTAGCAGGAGATGAAGAAACTGATCTTCCTCCTATATTTAGAAATGCTTATACTGAAGTTCAAGTTAGAAAACGTATTCTATTTATTCCTTATTGGAGAACTATTAAAGAATATATAAGTAAAAATAGAGCAACTATACATATACAAGAATATAATGCAACTAAATGGTATTATAAAAATATAGAAAACAATGGCTGATTTTGATAAAGCTTTTCAAAAAGTTATTAAGAAAGAAGGAGGATATATTAAAGATAAAGACGATGCTGGAGGGGAAACTTATTTAGGAGTTTCTAGAAAATATCATAAAGATTCAGAAATGTGGAAATATATAGATGAAGTTACTAAAAATAATCCTAATGCTGTATCTAATAAAATTACTAATATACTTAAAACTAACAAAGAATTAGATAATATAGTAAAAGAAATTTATAGAAAACAATATTGGGATAAACTTAAATGTTATTTTATAACTAGTCAAAAATTAGCAGAACAATTATTTGATATGGCTGTTAATGCTGGTATTACTACAGCAATTAAATTAATGCAGAGAATTATAGGTTGTAAAGAAACAGGAATTATGTCTGATAAATTTATAAACTCTATTAATGAAGCAGCTAGACTTAGAAAACATAATAAAATATGAAGTTAGTAAAGTTTATCATATATATAACATTATGTATAATAATGATTGTATTGGTGTTGCTTTCATGGTATTCATTAACTAAAAATAAAAATTATATAGAAAATACAAATACTATAGATTTTGAATTTAATAATACTAAAATAGATAGTATTTATAAAAATATTAATAAGACTGATAGTTTAATAAATAATATTAAAAGATTTGATAGTATTAAATATGAAACGATTTGGAATCTTAGTGATAGTAGTAGTGTTGAATTGTTTTATAAACTTAGTAAAGGGAGATAATGTATATAATTACTTTACGGGGGAAAGAACAAAAGCTGATACTACTTATGTAATGGTTGATATAGATGCTATAAGAAATGCTAATATTAAACTAACTGAAAGACTAAATTTATTAGAACTTGTAAAACTTCAAGAAACTCAATTAAACAATTATAAAAGTTTAATAGATTATAAAGATAATACTATTGAATATTATAAAAGTAATTTACATAATACTATCGATGCTAATATTAAATTAAATAAAGATATTAATAAAGAAATAAATAAAAAGAATATTTGGAAATATACTACTTTTGGAATTTTTTCTATAAGTGTAATTAGTATTTTAATTATAAGTTTAAAATAAAATATGGCTAAAGATAATTATCCTTTTTACAATTATATTAGAGAAGATAAAAGTAAATATAAATCAGCTGCTTCTTGTGGATATGTAGATAATGATAATCTATTTCTAGTTGGTGAAAGTGGAGGTTTTCTACTTAATATAATTCCTGGAGTTAGATTTATTAATACACATCTTTTTTATGAAGTAGCTGATTATTATCGTAAATATGGTGTATTTACTAATTATAAAGTAGATTCTATACCTCATAGACAATTTCGTAAAAGAGAACAATATCGTAGAAAAAATGGATTTGAAGCACCTTGTCTTTTATATCCCGACGGTAGTGTTCATAATGTACGTATCACAGGCAGTCATTATAATTTTCTAAATTATACTCGAATTGAACAACTTGACGAAAGTACTATTAAATTAGGAATATCTGCTACTGCTAAAAAACATTATGATTTTCCTAAATTTTTTGATAGTCAGTTTTGGGTGTTTCATATAATGGAGTTTGCAGAAA